GTGGCTTAGAATAAACTGCGATGCAACAGAACCTAAAAAGATTTTTGGTAGTTTAGAAAATAATAGTGGACTTTATGTAGATGGACCATTTTTAGTTTTAAAAATAGGTAATCATTCAGCATCACATTATATTGGTGAATGGACAAGACCAATGCTTGTTCATATTTTATATTTTGAAAATTCATCAAAACTGTATATTAATGGTGAAGAAGTACTATCTATTTCTTATAAAACATCAGAGTTAGATTTTGATTCTACTAAAGAATGGCTAGGCTTTTGGGCTTATGATGATGTATCTCCAATAGAGTTAGATTGCGTAGGCATATATCCATATAAAGTTTCTAATATTGTTGCAAAAAGAAGATTAGTGTTTGGACAAGGAGTAGAGTCGCCAGATAATATAAATACTTCTTACAGTGGTCAGTCTCTTTTAATTGACTATGCTTTTGCTGATTATTCGAACAATTATTCATATCCAGACATAGGTAGATGGGGACAAGGTATTAATGACAACCTTTCAACAGAAAAAAATATTTTATCTACTCCAAACTATAGCCTTCCTAGTTTTTTAATTAATTATCAAGGAAGTAATAGCGATTCTTATTATAATGATTGGCTTACTGCAAACTCTCAATTACCATTGGAATTAGATGATGAATACTTTAAGATTCGTCCTAATTCTAATTATATGGCACAGGTATACTTTGATAATCTAAACTTTTTATCTCAAGAAGTTAAAAGCATATATGGTGTTTTTAAACGAACTGGATCAGCAAGATACATTAATGGCGTAGAACAACCTATGACATTGTTTAAGGTAATTGACCCAAACCAAAATTATTTTCATGTATATCTTTATCAAGATGCTAAAAAAATTACATATGTTACAAAATTTGGTAACAATGCACCTAAAGAAATTGATCATGAAAATATAGAAATTACAACTGGAGAAAAGTTCTACGCTGGTTTTCATATAGAAAATTTAGTTAAATGGTACGGTGGAGAAGTTGCTTCAATTTTAGGAAATATATCTCAATGTAAACTTTATATAGGAAATGATGAAGATTTTGCATCTTGGTTTGATGGAAATATTTATAGAGTTGGATTATCTAATGCACGTAATCATTCATTAATTGCACCAGCATTTGGCGTAGATGGGTTGCCTTCAGACTATAATACTATTGAGGACTATATTCATTCAATTACTTTGGATGGGGGTCTGTATAGTCAAGAATTGTGGGATTACCTTGTCGATGGTGGTAGCGCAGGCTTAATGCTTTTTGATAAAATTTTAGATCATACTGCAAGTTATACGTTAGTTGCCTCAAGATATTTTGATGAATATCAATTGGATATAGATACTGTAGGTTACTGGGAAGATTATCAACCTTTAACATATTATGCTCAATTTGTTGAGGATGCAGAGGGAGATAGATCATACGATTTAGACTTTTTACAGTTTAATATTAACTATCCAGCACCTTCTAAATTTTTTGAAGTAGAAACTGATCCAACAGAATGGACATATGCACAACTATACAATAAGTTTAATTATCCAAAGAAAAGAACATATGATTCTTTAGATAACTTCTTATTCACTGGATATAGAGATTATGAGGATCTTCAATATAACACTACAAGAACTTATAAATATGACACAACCAATTCACTAGTAAGATCATTTATAAGTTTTCAATATACAGAAGCAGGAGCAACACAAAGCAGTGGCTTTTTTACAAAGGTAGAGCCAGCAGCAAAAGAGGGTACAGTAGAACCAGGTTCAGATTGGGTATCAACAAAATATGAAGTAATTGATAATATGATTATTTATCCACCATCTAATGTTGACTTTAATAGTTTGTCTTTAGTAACACACTTAGAGTTTAAGGTAAAAAATATTTTAAGAAATAAGGTTAAAGTTAAAAAATTAGAGTATTGTTCTCAAGCATTTAATAATACAAGCAATCCAATAGGAACAAGTCCTTTTGTTAAAATGTATCCATACAAAAAATCTGGAATTTATTATAATTATAAAGGAAAAAATCCTTATAGTATTTATAAAAAGACTTCTCCATATTTGTATATGACAAGAACTAGCGGTATTCAGTTAAGAGGAAAACAAGATCCATTGGTTAATAGAGGATTATTAATTCCAATTAATGAAAATAAGACTACTAATTTTGACAAAATTATGGCTATGCAACTTGCCTTAAGATTTGATGAAGATTATTTTCCATATGCTCCAACTCAAATTTTTGAAATAGAAGCAAAAAATTCTTATATTAGATTTTATATTGTTGCAAATGATCAGACTGGTCAAAGAGGTAGGATATATGGAATAAATGCTCTGACTGGAAGGGTAGAAAATGGAATAGCATTTTATCTAAATGGAAAAATTGTAAGAGATCCAGTATTAACTATTAAGCAATGGGCATTTCTTGGTATTTCTTTTTCTAATCTGTTAGATATTTCTGGAGTTTTTGGATCTATTAAACTTAATGGTCCTATGTTATTTAATAATATATCCTATTATCAGTCAACAAATTTACAAGAAGTTCAAAAAGTATCTAAGAGACCGTGGTTTCAGGTCAAGAGGTCTGGTCCATTAACTTTAGATTGGGAATACTGGATTCCAGAATTTTTCCTTTGGAACGGGGTATTGGTTCAGTCCTCTATCAGTTATTATGGAGTAGACCCAGAAGATGTATACAAGAGTTATGTTGGAACTAATAAAATTATAACTGGAACAGATAAGATTTTTGGTATAGGCGAGTGCGAATACAACATATATCAGAATGTTCTTTGGCAACAAACAACTTCTTCAGCAGTATAATATGGTATACTTATGGTGATGAAACCTAATATTCCAGGCCAAATTGGCAAGTCTAAGATTAAAGTTATAGATAAAAACTATGACTGGGGCATTTATGTTTGGAAAAAGCAAAATGGTAAATGGTTTACAGATGGCCAAGGTAATATTTTAAATATCCCTTCTATGAAAGGTGATATATCAAAAATCTCAGAATTAAAAAAGGCTGCAGCATATTATGGAGAACCAGAGGGAGAGGCGATATTTTTCCCTGGATTAAATCGTGTATCTGATGAAGAATATGAAGAGCAACGTCAGAGAATGAGAGAAGGATTAATTCCAAATCTTAATGATCTTGGAGCAGTTCATGCAGCACAGCAAACTATCAAGAGGTATGGAGCACAAGAATAATGTCAGAAGATCAAGAGTTTATTATCGGAGCAAACATAGATAATTTATCTAGTCCTTTAGATCAATTTAAAAGTGATGATCCATTCAACAGTTCTTGGGATGTAATTAAATCATACTCTGGATTAGAAAATAACTTTAAGCGCAGAACAAATAGAATTGTTGAAAAAGCACTTGCTCCAGAAAATGCTCAAGGATATCTTGATAGCGCAAGAGCAGAACAACGAGGTATTGACGGAGCAAAGTCAAAAGAAATTAATCCTGGTGTTGTATATAGAAATGCATATGGATTGTTTGATGTAATTACGCCACCATGGAATGTTTACGAACTTGCAAATTATTACGATACATCTTTTGCAAACCATGCTGCCATTGATGCTAAAGTAGAAAACATCGTAGGTCTTGGATATGACTTTGAAGTATCTCCTGCAACTATGCTTCGTCTTGAATCTAATCAAGATAAAGATCAAGTATCAAGAGCAAGAAATAGAATTGAAAGAGCAAAGATTGAGATGCACTCGTGGCTTGAGTCATTAAACGATGATGATTCTTTTACTACAACAATGGTTAAAGTTTATACAGATATGCAGGCCATAGGAAATGGATATCTTGAAGTAGGAAGAACAACATCTGGACAGATTGGATATATTGGACATATTCCAGCAACTACAGTTCGTGTAAGAAGAGTTCGTGATGGTTATGTTCAAATTATTGGACAAAAAGTCGTTTATTTTAGAAACTTTGGTGCAAACAATCCTAATCCAATTACTGCTGACCCAAGACCAAATGAAATTATTCATTTTAAGCAATACTCACCATTGAACACATTCTATGGAGTTCCAGATATTTTATCAGCAATTAATTCACTACATGGAGATCAGTTAGCGTCTCAATATAATATTGATTATTTCAGCAATAAGGCTGTTCCAAGATATGTAGTTACATTAAAGGGTGCTCGTCTTTCTGCAGATGCCGAAGATAAGATGTTTAGATTCTTACAGACAAACCTTAAGGGGCAATCTCATAGAACACTGTATATTCCACTTCCTGGAGATACAGATACAAATAAAGTTGATTTTAAAATGGAACCAATTGAAAACGGTATTCAAGAAGGATCTTTTGAAAGATATCGTAAACAAAATCGTGATGATATTTTAATTGCACATCAAGTTCCACTTTCTAAGATTGGTGGAGGAGAATCTGGTGGGGTTGCAGCAGCATTGGCTCAAGATAGGACATTTAAGGAACAAGTAGCCAGACCTGCACAAAGAGAATTAGAAAAAATATTAAATAAGATTATTAAAGAGCAGACTGATATTTTGGTTCTTAAATTTAAAGAACTTACATTAACAGATGAAATAGCACAATCTCAGATTTTGGAACGATATGTAAAGACTCAGGTTATGCTTCCTAATGAGGCAAGAACAGTACTTGGTCTTCCACAAAGGGAAGGAGGAGATGAGCCTTTCCAACCTAAGCCACAGGATACAGCAAATGATACTGCTAATCGTGCACGGGATGGAGAAAGAATGAATAACCAATCTGATGGACCTGCCACAATTACTGGTAGAAATCCAAAGGGTGAGGGTAGATCATCACAGTAGTTTTCCACAAGTTTATTCACAGTTTATTAACATTTGTGTAAAAAAGGCTCTATAATATATTCTAGTATGACTATATCTAAAGCCCATTGGGATACTAATGGCGACTCCGTAAGACTTTCCCTTCCATTTGCGAAGGTTGATAAAGAGAGACGTATCGTCTCAGGTTTTGCATCCCTTGATAACGTTGATAAGCAAGGAGATATAGTTACTTCAGAGGCTTCTATGAAAGCCTTTTCTGCTTTCCGTGGAAATATTCGTGAAATGCATCAACCATCTGCAGTTGGTAAAATGGTTTCTTTTAAAGAAGATAAATATTTTGATGCAGAATCTAAAAAGTTTTATTCTGGAGTTTTTGTTTCTGCTTATATCTCTAAAGGCGCACAAGATGCATGGGAAAAAGTTTTAGACGGAACATATACAGGATTTTCAATTGGTGGCCGTATGAATAAGTGGGACGACGGATATGATGAGAAGTCAGATTCCACAATTAGAATTATTAAAGATTATGATCTTGTAGAGTTATCACTTGTTGATTCTCCAGCAAATCAATTTGCAAACATTATGTCTGTTGAAAAAGTAGATGGCGTAGATGTTATTAAAGGTGCAGATGTTGCACTTGAAAATGTTTTTTATGATGAACAATCTGGAATAGTTATGGTTTCAGATCAAGAAACAGTAAAGAGTCCAATTACTGGAGATGAAATGAAGAATATAGGTTTCGTTGAAAAAGAAGACAACGAAAAAATGGATATAGTCAAATTCTTAGTAGATAGTGCTAAAGGCATTGGTGCTAAGATTTCAAAGGAGGAAAATCCTATGGCAAAAAAGAACAAGACTGAAGAAGTCGAAGTTACTAAGTCAGAAGAAATCGCTCCAGAGGCAATTGCCGAAACTCCTGTAGTCGAAACTGAAAAGGCTGATGAAGTTGTTGTTGAAACAACTGAAGTTGCTGATACAGAAAAGGCTGCAAAGAAGCCACATCCAGATGAGGAAAATGCTGCAGAAGATGCAGCAGAAGGTCCCAATGCTGAGATGGAAGAAGAGGCTAAGGCAAAGAAGAAATCAGATGAAGTTATTGCTGAGTCAATAGCAGATATCAAGAACACAATCTCAACAGCCTTTAGCGATTTAGTTGAAACTGTAAAGTCTTTGCAGGCAGAAGTAGAAGTACTTAAGTCTAGCAAGGTTGATACAGATGCAGTAAAGAGTTCATTAGATGCAGTTGCCAAAGATATTGCTGCAATTAATGACCGTTTTAATAATTTTGGAAAGCGTGTGGATGCAGTAGAAGCGGATACTGCTTTTCGAAAGTCTGGCGATCTAGGCGAGATCGTTCAGGAACAACCAGAAATGGTTGAAAAATCCCTATGGGGCGGACGTTTCCTCAAAACAGCCGACTTATTTAGATAAGTAAAAACTTGGAGGTGACAATATGTCGGAAGAAATAAAGAAAAACCAACCAGGAGAATCTGGACAACTCGGTGGAACAACACCAGGTCTATATCAGTCACAAGGTGCATTCGCATCTGGATCTGAAGCAGGTTCTAACATACCTGGTAACTACACTGATGGTGGTGTTTTGGGTAATGTCCCAAACGCTAACCTTGGTCTTACAACAGGACCAAATGCAGTAAATCCTTCAGGTGAGGCTGGAAGCGGTATCCTACGCCCTGAACAGGCACAGCGTTTCATTGATTACGTTTGGGACGCTACAGTTCTCGCCCAGGATGGTCGCCGTGTCACAATGAGAGCAAATACCATGGAACTCGAAAAGATTAACGTGGGTGAACGAGTAATTCGTGCTGCTGCTCAAGGTGTTGGTGACTACACAAACACTGGTGCAACATTCAGCAAAGTAGAACTTACAACCAAGAAGATTCGTCTTGATTGGGAAGTCTCTGCTGAAGCACTAGAAGACAATATTGAGGGTGGTGCGCTTGAAGATCATCTTGTTCGCTTGATGACCAACGCATTCGCTAATGATATTGAAGACCTCGCCATTAATGGTGATGGTGCTACTGGTAACTTCCTTTCAATCATGAAGGGCTTTATCAAGCGTCACAAGGATAACGGAGACTCACATGAGGCTGCTGTTACCGTTGCTAACAACGCTTGGACACCAGAAGTAATGCAAGATATTATTCTTGCAATGCCACGTAAGTATCGTGCTCTTAAGAACAATCTTAAGTTCTATGTTGGTACAGATACATTTGCAGGCATCGTAAAGCACAATGGTACCCTTGCTGATGCAATTTCAGAAGCAATGGGCAACCGTGTTGCTGGTACTGCACAAAACCGTCAAGCATATCTTGAAGGTAATGGACAGACATTCGGTGGAGCACGTACAACTCGTGTTCTCGGAATCGAAGTTCAGGAAGTTCCTTACTATCCAGAAGGATATGTCGATTTGACATTCCCTCAGAACCGTGTTTGGGGCTTCCAACGAGATATCGTCGTAAACCGTGAATACAAGGCTAAGAAGGATACAATTGAGTATACCGTCTTCGTCCGTTTTGGTATTCAATGGGAAGAAGAAGATGCACTCGTTTGGGCAGACGCTGCTTCAGATGAGTAATCTGTAAACAGTAACCTTTGAGAGGGGGTAGGGGAAAGATCTCCTCCCCCTCTTAATTTTTAGTATTCTGTTATAATAGTTACATAGGAGGTTAAATAATGGAAGAAAATAATTTTAATAATGAAACAACTCCAGCATCAATTGCTGAGAATGAGTCAGTTGTTGCTGAACCAGTTAATGAGGCTCCTATGCCCGTAGCAGAATCAGCACCAGTTGAAGAGGCAGCACCAGTACAAGAACCAGTACAGGAACCATCACAAGAGCCAGCAAAAGAATCTTCCCCTTGGGAAAAATATAAAATTGCTGCTGCAGAAGAAGCAAAAGACTCTGGGGTTATAAGCACAGACAATCTTGCACCAAGCACTTTGGTTCAAGGTATGGGTTCTGTTGCAAATGGTGTTATTGGTGCTACACAGGTTGAGCGTACATCAGAAAAGCCTGCTGCTCCACAAAAGAAGACAGTTGCTATTCATTCTACAAAGAATGTTAGCCTACCAGGAGTTGGTAAGGTATATCGTGGTTACAATATCGTAACACCAGATCAAGCAGAAGCATGGCTTAAGAGAAGTCATATTCGTCTTGCTACACCAGAAGAAGTAGCCAAGGAGTTTGGTCGCTAAATGGAAGTATTGAGAGTTCCACCCTATCCTCTAATTACAACATGGGATTTGCCTATAGCAAACTATGAGTATATTGTATATGTTGAGGATTTGGTGGATCACTCAGTTGAAGAATCAAATATTTTTTCTGATGCTAATAAAAAGTTAGTATATGAATTGCCACTTGAAAAAGTACAGTTTGATCGTGACTTTTTAATTAGATTTTATGATACAGAGCATGAACATATTCTTTATGAAAGTAATCTATCAGTAATTAGACCATATATTAATCCATTAGAAATGGGAGAAACAGCAACACAGATTAATGAATATAAGATGTATGAACTTATAGCAAGATCAATTATTGATACTTACGTCGGTGATGGTTTTTATAATCATAAATTAGTAATGAATACAACTGGAAATGGTGCTGATTATTTCCCAATATGGCATGACTTTAATAAAGTTTTAAAAGTTTATGAAAACGATATTCTAGTATATGATATTGATAATCCAGAAGATTATGAATTTGAGTATAGAGTTTTATTAGATAATTCTGCAATGTATAAAGTTGAAAAAGCAACTATCGGTGAAGAAAGAAATAGAACAGAAAATAATTTAACAAAAATATCCACTGCACACGGAGATTTAGGTTATGTTGCATATTCACCAACTGACTTTCCAAAAGGTTTTGATTACACCTTTATTCTAGATGTTGGCTATCGTGCAGTTCCAGCAGACGTAGAAGTTGCTACAAAAATGCTTATTGATGATATTAAGTGTGGTAAATTAGACTATTACACCAGATATATTTCTGCATATAACACAGATCAGTTTAGAATACAGTTTGATAAAGGCATGATGTCTGGTACTGGAAATATGATAGTTGATAGAATTTTAGATAAATATGTT